ATGGTAGTTTAACATTTTCAAATTCTACTATAACTCTAAAGTCTCTAGGATATTCGGCTTCGGCTAATGTAGTCCTTACAGGCTCTAATTCAGCCCTTGTAAGTGGTAATGCTACTGCTAGACTTTTATACAAAGCAGAGCCACATTCTAGTATTGTTACAGGACATGGTAGTGGGGAAACCACTAATAGTTTTACAGGACAAAATCACCCCCTAAAAGGAATGCTTCACGGTGGGATATATACTAGTGATGCCTTTACTAAAGGAATGACCGAGGTATTTACAGCCCCGACTAATGCAACTAGTGGTGGAACTAGTGTCCATGCCAACCATTACAGCCATCTAACACTGCCTTTGGTTTTTGGTTCGGGAACTCTAAGCACTGACAAAACAGCACATGCTAGTCTATATTTTAAAGCATTGGACTTATTGAAATATTCAAACGAAACACCTGCTAGTGTTGGTGCATTCTTACAATACGGTATTTTCGGAGTAGTCTTAGATAGATTTGGAATTGATGGTGGGACTACTAGACCTATGACTTCTTCGGGAACAGTGTTCCCTCCCAATGCAAATACACATTTAAGAAGTTATACTGGGGGGACTTTAGTAAATATGGGCCTTACTATTCGACCTAATAGATTTAAACATTTATATGGATTTGACAATAATGGGACAACGGACACTACTTCGACTGATGCTACTGATGCCGAAGGAATATACATGGGATTTAAATTGAGAGTTAAACTACCCACAAAAGAAACATCAAATCCAAGTGGCCCTTCGGGAACGAGTAATTATAAATATATTATAAACTCATCTACATACCCCTATTTGGATTATGTTAAAGACTTAACCGGATGTTATTTGGTTTCGGAAAAAGGAACAGAATACGGGGGAGTGGCGACGGCAGGGGGAACAGCGTCAGTTTCAGTTACTACCACAATAGACTCACACGGACAGCCCACTTCAATAAATAATACAATTCCTACAAATATTGGATATGTTGTTACGCATGAAATAGATACAGGACACCTTACCAAGAGACATGTCATATTAACCGACAAAGAGTTGCCATCGGGGTATTATAGAGTGATGCAACCCAATCATACTTGTACCTATAAATACACTCCAAAGAAAATTAAACTAAACACTCTATCATCATCATATACTAAAATGCCATACAAAAATGAAACATATTCTTCTACTACATCATATTTGATGATGAGTGGGGCTAACTCCGAAAGAGTCATTGATGTTGGGACTGGAACAACTGGTGGAGATAAAGAAAACATTGGACATAATGAAGGAGTTCTTTCTATGTATGCTCTTGTAGATTTAGATGGTTCGGTTCCTCCCACCAACCCTACCACAACAAGACAATACATTCTAAGCCGTGACCCCGACGAAGCAATCTATCAATTTTACAATAGTTCTACTTTATTGTCGGAAGTTGGTGAAACTATGTGCATTAGTGATGGCGAAACCACATACAAAACATCTGTTGATTTAGAATATAATGGAACGAACAAAGGAACCAATCTCATCTTTGGAACACACAAGGAAACTAAAGGTGTTGCATCAATATCACAAATACTAACTATAACAACAAACCAAAACATAAAAGGTAAACCTAAGAGGGCCATGATAGGTTCTGTAGTTACAGTGTGTAATGAAACAGAAGACTTAGTAAATGACTTACTAGAAGAAAACGACATTGAATTTACAACTTCTTTTGAAGACGACTACCCATTATTCTTAGCACCAAATTATCAAGGTATTGATTTATTTAGTGCGATAAATTATTTAATACAAAGGAAAAACAAAACACTAGCCTATGAAGACGGTAAGTTTTCTTTAACAGACAATAACCCGTCTTCTTCTAATTCTAGATTGTTCATTACTGATAGAAACGAAAATATGTTAATTAAAGACTTTTCTAAGTCAAAGGTTTTATTTGATTTTTACAATGAAGTTATTGTTTATGGTTCGGGATTCAAAGCAATTAGAAAGAATCAAAGAAGTATAAAAAAGAAAGGCAGGAAGACTTTAGAAATAGATGATGAAAACCTAACAACTCAACCCGATGTTGATAGAAGGGCGGGAGAATTACTGCGACTACATTCTTCTCTCAATGAAAAAATAACAATAGAACTAGGCCATACTAATATATCTCAAGTCAAGTCGGGAGACATAGTTACTGTAGAACTTTTACAAGAACATGTAGAAATATCCGACTACTTGATATTACAAATGGAACACACTATAGGAGGATTTATTAAATTAGAATTAGGTAGATTCAGTAAAGGACTTACCGATAGATTTGCTGAAATAGCCCTACATAACAAAAAGACAACTGCGGCCCTAAGACCTAAAATATTCAAAGAATCTAATTTCTCCACATCTATTTTCGAGACTATAACGGTAAAGGAAGTCAAACTTTTTATCCGTAAACGGACTGGGAGTAGCGGGGGAACCTCTTTTAACATTGGATTCTCACAGACAATTGGGTTCGGTGGAGTAGTAGGTTTTGGTTCCGGTGGCTCATTAAGTGAAACTACAATGATGGAGGTTGATTTATGATTACTAGTGAATTAAGAGCAGTGTTGGCGGCTCATATATCGGAGGTATATACGAAGGCTAGAGTCGGTGTTGGGGGTAATTCTACCAACCCATTGACTACTAATTTAGATGTTCCTGTTTATGATGTGGCGGCTAGTGCATCTCAAAGCGACGACAATGTAATTGAAATTAAATTTACAATTACAGGGGCGGCAATAGCAGGATATACAATAAGAGAGATTGGCTTATTTAACAAAACCTATACAAATAGTGCAGAGTCAGTAATAACAGAATATACAGAACTCCTTACTCGCATTCCCTTTGAAGGAATAGGGCCGTTTGCATCCGGTGAAGATGTAGATTTTTATGTAACTTTAGAGGTTGAATGATATGACGAACAGTAAGAACATTGGAAACTACAGTAGATTGAGCGTAGACCCGACATTAGGGGGTATGGTTGATGGTGTTGATTTTCCGCATACGGGAGTCTTCAAGGCTTTGGCTATAGCGGCTCAAGGAAACTTTGCTATTCTTAATGCAGTGGTTTCATCTACTACGGAAAACTTTAGCATTGTTCAAACTGATTCAAGTGGTAATACTCAATTCGTTGTTGGTTCGGGAATGGTTATGCGAGACGGTAAAGCAATTCTTGTTCCTTCAAATAGTGCTACTACTACATTTACTTCGGGAACTCCAAGCACATTTGATTCCCCTGCTTCTACAGGTAATGGTTATTTCCTTTTAGTTGTTAAAGCAGATAATACCCTCGGTATTAGAGACAATGGGAATAGGGCGACACTGAATACAGTCCCTCAATTAACAGCAGGTGATATTCCTGTTGCCATGATTCGATTAGCATACGGAGAGACTAGCAACCAAAGACTAATTCAATACTTCACTACTGCTAAATCCGAGAACTCGGTAAGTATTGGATATAACGCTTCTACTGTTTATACAGAAGTAGGGACATTACAAGGAGTGGCAGGGGGAACTACACTCGATTCTACTGTTGGTGCTTTGACACTTACTAGTGAGGATGATGTGACAGTTAAATTAGGAGGAACAGCCTCTACCGACCAATTTACTGTTAGAGATAGTTCTAGTGAAATTCAACTAAGTGTTCAAGGAAATGGACAAGTTAATATTCCTTCATTAACCGCTAGTGAAATTGTTATTACTGATAGTAATAAGACTTTAGTTTCTGCCGCAGTAGGGACTTATCCGAGTCTTGCTGAATTGGCTCATCTTAAAGGAACATCAAGTGCTATACAAACTCAAATTCAAGGTTTATACTCTAGAAGTGGTGGGAATATTACAGGAGATATAAATGTCTATAAAGCAATCTCCAATACTACTACCCATGCTACTGCCGCAATAGAAGTTGATGTAGATACTACTGGCGCAATACAGGGTAGCAACACCGGAGAAAATAAGGGTATTATTGTAAATGTTAATTCAAGTGGTGATGTAAACGGGAACGGTGCAAATGTCGCTCATGCTGGAACTGTGATAAATACAGGTATTGATATTGTTGTTATTGGAGATGCTAGTGAAAGTGGAACAGATAAAAACATTGGATTAAATGTTGCTGTTTCGGATGCTGATACTACTTATGCCGCTATATTTAATGGTGGCAATGTTGGTATTGGGACTTCAACACCTGCCGCACCATTACATGTTGTTTCTACTGATGATGGAGAAACTCTCCGTTTAGAATCAACAGATGCAGGGGCGGGTTTAGCACCCGATTTAATCTTTAAAAGAACTTCTTCTTCACCGGCCACTGGTGATAATCTTGGCAGTATTCGTTTCTTAGGAACAAATGTAAACGATTCGGGTAGTGGCGTTGGTGGCGACGATAGCGCACAAAAAGCCGAACATGAGTTTGCCGATATTTATGCAAGAGCAAACGATGTAACCCTTAATACAGAAGATGGAGAACTTTACTTTAGAACTTTCTTAGGGGGGACTCAAAGAAGAAGATTAGATTTAACACCAACAGAATCAGTATTTAACGAAGATAGTCAAGACATTAACTTTAGAGTAGAAAGTGATGATTCTGCACATATGATATTTGTAGATGCGGGAAATAATAGAGTAGGAATAAATGCTAACCTCCCCGAATCTACTTTAGATGTTGGAGGTAGTGTTAGCATTGTTTCTCCAAGTAATTCTGCCAAAACAGCGTTAAATGTAGATAACTTAGATACAAACCAACAAGCAATTCATATCGAAGCGTCAAACATTGATGCTAATGTTTTAGATATTACTGCTAATACTTTAACGACACATAACGCTTTAGATATTTCCTCTACTGGTTTAACTACTGGTAAAGGAATAAATCTTGTATCTTCTTCTGTTCCTGCTGATGGTGCAACTCATGTTGCTAATGCTATTGTTACGGCAAACACTAGCGTTAATACACAAACAGTAACAGGATTACTCTTTGACTATAATAAAACAGGAGAAACTGCTAGTGGTAAAACCGCAACAGTAACAGGCATTCACTTAGATATGGATGATGACGCTAATCATGCAAGTGGAACTGTATTAATGACAGGTTTAGATATTGATGTTACTTCTGCTACTGATGCTGGAACTCTTACAAATACAGGATTAAATGTAGCCGTAGGTGGTGCTGATACTAATTATGCCGCTTTGTTTAGTGGCGGTAATGTAGGAATAGGAACTGCCACCCCTACCGAGGCATTACATGTTAATGGTAATGTTAAATTAGAAAATGATGGAGATATTTTATGGACTAATACCGGAACTAGCATCAAAACTAATTCCGCAGGTAATGACTTGTCAATTAAAGCGGCTGACGACCTTATTCTTAATGCGGTAGATGACATGTTCTTTCAAACAGGTTCAGATTATGAAATGATAATTTTGGAAGAGGGGAGAATAGGCATGGGAACTACTGCGCCTATTAATTCTTTACAAATTAATCATACTGGTGCCGATAGTAATAATGGACTAATGATTGTAAGAGAAGATACTTCTACTGCCGATGGTGATTTACTCGGTGGAATTGGTTTTGATTCTACTGATGGTAATGTGCCTTCTTCGGTTTTAGAGTCTTCAGCCTTTATTGCTTCTATTGCTACTGAAGACCATACTACTGCTGATAAAGGAGGTAATCTTAAGTTTGGAGTATCTATAATTGGTGAAGACGATGACACTGTTTCAACTATTGTAGCAAATGTAGGACAACCCGATACTATTACTGCTTCGGCAGGTGCAAACCCAACTACTCACGCAGGACTTAATTCAAGAGCAACTACCGTTGTTTTAGGTAACGGGACTTATTCACCCACTGTTGGGGATTCGGGAACATTAGTTATATTTGAACATGCAAATTCAACTTTGGCCCTACCTGCAATTAACAATACTACAAGTGTGGGTGTTCAATTTACTGTGTTCAATGAAACAGGTTCAGCCATTAACGCAAAAATAACTGTTCAAAATAGTGCTACTGTCAATGGTGGAGCAATAGCAGCATTAGATGATATTGCTTCATACAAAGCCGCTACATTTGTTTGTAGTGGCAATAATACTTGGATAAGAATTGGGTGATTAAATGGGGCTACATTGGCAATTCGGTGTTGTTCAAGGTGGGGCTGTTGCTACTGTTTCAGCAGTATCGGATATTTATTCTAAAGACGATAATGGAACTGGTGCAACTGGTTTTGGTAATAGTAAGTTCACTAAAACCGTAGGAGGAACTGCAACACACAACCAAGTAATATTAAACCCAATCGAAGCAACTGCCGCAGGACAAGCAATTACAGTAGGGTTAAATGGTAACTGGACTGGAACGGCGACTTCTCAAGCATGGTCTATAATAGAACTAGATAACGGAATGGGTTTAATCGGTAGTGTTTCAGTAGCGGTGAATGGCTCTACTGTGGCTACAACTGCGGCCTTTGACCCTGTATTTACAATTGCTTCGGGATTCGGACATCAAGGTAAGCAAGCAATTTATCTTATAGAATTGAATGTGACTAATTCCGGTGGAACAACTACTAAACGATGGGATGTAATATTTGATTTCCCGTGATATTATGAAATTATTAGAATTATTAGCAAAGATACTTTTATTCATATTAATAGTATCTTATCCGTTTGTTATGGCTTATGGGCAAAACTTTATGCCGGAACATATGGTTAAGACTTGTTGAAAGAAATGAAAATAAGCGATTTTCAAAATTGGTAATCTTAAAAAAATCCAAAAAAAAATAAGAAGGCCGAAGCCCTCTCAAATTCTTTTTTGCGACCAAATACCTTTACAGGCACGACACTCCCACAACTTCACTTGCTCGGTTGAACCGACATAGAAGCCTAGTAGTCGTTTGGCTATCGTTGATTCGTTACAATACGAACAACTTTTCTTTAATCCCATATCATCACTTCAATGTTTTTTCATCGTTCATCAAACGCTTCATATA